AGCAGATAGTGAAATTGCATAATGCTGACATTTACTCCTCAAGAAACTGCTAAAATAAAAATCCATCAACCTGGTATAGATCCAAACAACTTTGACCATAAGGGTTTACCTACTGATATTCATGTAGTTAAATTTGAACTAAACAATAGTATTGTGCATGATGCTGTTCGTGCTCATAGTAAAGTAGATATTTTTGATATCTATCATGATAAACTTAAACCTCTTAAAGGAAAAGTGTTAAATATCATATCAGGCTATGGAGACGTTCGTCCAAATCTTTACACTAAAAGCGAATGACAAAAGCTGATTACAAACAAATACTGCTTGATCATGTAGCACAACAACTAGATAAACTAACTGTTAAACAAATACGAACACTTATTTCAAGTTATGCACGACGCTAAATTAGTTTGGGTTACTCCAAATGCTGAACAGCTTATTGGCAAAATTGCCAGAGTTTCTAACCCAGCAAACGAAGATAACCCAGATGCAACAAAATTACTTAAATATTTGATTAAGCACAAGCACTGGTCACCTTTTGAAATGGCTAGCATGTGCGTCGAGATACATACAACACGTGCTATCTCACCTCAAATTTTGAGGCACCGTTCATTTTCTTTTCAAGAATTTAGTCAACGGTATGCCATTCCAACGGATACCTTTGCTACAGTCTTTCCCGAACTTCGGCGTCAGGATAAAAAGAATCGCCAAAATTCTACGGACGATTTACCGTCTGAAACTTTGGAATACTACCAGGATAAAATCGAAGAGCACTTCCGCGAAGGAGTAGCTCTATACGAATCACTACTTCACTCAGATGTAGCAAAGGAATGTGCACGATCTGTTCTACCTATTAATACTGTTACTAGGTTGTACATGTCAGGCACTATCCGTAGCTGGTTACACTATGTAGCTTTACGTGCAGATAACGGTACACAAAAAGAGCATCAAAAAATTGCTCGTTCTATTGGAGAGATTCTGGCAACAGAACTTCCTACTGTAACTCACGCAATGTTTGATTAGTGATTAAACTTGAGACTGATAATTATAAGTCTTAAGAAATGAACTTTATTGCAGCAACAGTTGAACTACGATCCCATACAACCGATACGATCAGTGCTTATGGGCTTGAGTATTGTGGTGCTGATGTCGTTGTGCCCTCTAATGGTGCTAACTCAGAGGTCAGATTACGAGCACTTTGTTACAACCGTGAAGGTCAGAAGCTCTCTATCTTTAAAGGCTGGAAAGTAGGTACTAAAGCATTTGTTACTGGAAACATTGTATTCTCAGATGACGCAAAAGAATCTCTAGATATCATTATTAATACAATTGAAACAAATGTACCACAAGATATGTACTGCAATCAAGTAGTACTAGGCAATGCCTTCTTCGCTGATGATCAAATCAAAGATAGAAAAAATGGTGTAGCTGTTAAAATCGGTAGCACACTTGATAACTCTGATGTTGTTACATGGCTATGGATGGAAACACATGAATCACGCAAAGCAAAATTGGAAGACCGCATTCGTAAAGGACGCCCCATTTGTGTTCAAGGATATCTTCGTGAGTATCGTAAGGATGATTCTGATAGTCCTTACAGAGCCATTGTGGCTAATGACTTTACTACTCGTAAAGATAGACCGCCGTCTTCTAAGAATCCAGCTAATAACAGTTCGGCAGCTGGCTACACAGAGGTCGATCCGACACCAGAATATTAAATAGCCACATAATTAATAAATAGTGCTTATAGTTGAAGAGTCAAATAATTATAACAAATGACTCTTCAAATTATTCCGCCAGAAATGCTGTCGGAACCACAAGATAAAATTGAAACAAAAGAACCGCAACCATATTGGAAACCAAGCTCACTCAAGGATGGAGAATCAGAAGAATTCCGACTACTTGGATGCTATGAAACAGGACACGCCATACTTGGATGGCAGTACGCCTCTGAATGTAGAGACCCGAAGACGGGCGAGCTCCGTTTTAATGGCTTCGTTGTTAGTAGGTCTCACCCTGGGACTCCTGATGACCTTGCCCGTGAGACCGACTGGTCCAAACCAGACAGGCCCAAAATTGATGGAACCCAAGTAAAACCTCGTAAGTTTCTTGCATGGGTTGCAACCTCTGCAGCAAGAGGTCGTCTTGAAGTAATGTTTATCGAACAGAAATCATTACGTGAACAGCTAACAGAAATACTACAAGAGATAGATGACTACACCTGGACAGAAGACGGGTTGGCTAACTTCAGTATTAAGATCAGCCGTAAAGGTACGGGTCTTGAAACGAGTTACAGCATTCTCCCAAAAGTTAGAGCAGTCCCAGATAAAATTAAAAAACAATGGGCTACCGAACAAAACAGCATTTGGCTTCCTAACTACTTTGAAGGAAAAGATCCTTTTGACGGAAGGCTGGTTGATGAGAAAGGTATCCCAGCGGGTGGCGTCGATAAAAAAGGAGCCACCGTCATGCCCACAACAAAAGCAAAACCAGTAAAAGAAGACAATGAATTCTGAAGCACTAAACAAGCTACCAATTGAAATGCAAAACCGTCTTGCACAAATCATGGCTCAAGGGCAAGCACAGGTAAACGCTCCTGCTCCTGCTCCTGCTGCTCCTGTTGCTCCACAACCTAGTGCATTGACTAAGCCACCTTCATTGATGGATCATTTAATCGCACTACGACAAGAAGTCGCTGCACTTCGTCAAGAAACTGCTGCTAGTCGTGAAGAAATGGTACAACTAGCACAGATTATTCAAGCTAATTCTGGTGTTGTTGAGGGGGTCGGTCAAGCGGTTGGAACAATCTATCAAATGTTTCAGCAAACATCCAATCAAAGTCCAACGTATAGCCAGAGCTTCACGGAAGCACCAGCAAGTGCCGAAGATTACTGATGCCAGATGATCGTCCCTTCCGTATTCAAACACCTTCAGGTTATCGTAAGTACTTGTGCTCCGGCCTCTATCTTCCTTCCGTAACTACAGTTCTATCAGCAACTGAAAGCGAGAAGTCGAAGAAGGGGCTTCGCACTTGGAATCAAAATAATCCAGGTGCTTTAGAAGCAGCAGCGGCTAGAGGTACAGCTATTCACCAATGCTGCGAAGATTATATCCGTGGCATTCCAGTCAAGTGTCCTGATGAATACTACCCTTTTTGGGATGGTATGTCTCAGTACCTTGACTGGTTTGACGTAATTCATTGGAGTGAACGTCCACTGCGTCCTGACTGGAACCACCTACGTTCTGATGATAAAGAAGTTGCGTATGTCTGGAGTACAGTGCATGAGTACGCTGGATGCCCTGATATTATTGGAGAGATTGGAGGTGTTAAAGTCATTGCTGATTTCAAAACAAGTAATGCTCCTTATATGAATAACTTCCCTGACCGAGGAGATCGTATGGGCTTTGGAGGCTTTCGTAAATACCAGAAATGTGCTCAACAAATGGCGGCGTATCGTTTAGCCCTTGAAGAACGTACAGGTTTCAGATGTGATCAAGCCTTGATCATTGCGACTACTCCAGAGACAACTCAAGGCATCTTTATTGATGGAGATCAAATGGATCTTTACGAAGCACGTTTCATTAAACGTGCACAAATGTTCCACGACATAGACAAAGAAAAGGATGAAGCTTAAAGTCTCAGTAAATAAAAACTGTGTAAACAAACAAAATCCACAGCTGTTAGCTAAAGGATGGAAAAACGTATACGTTGATATGGATTGGCTACTCGGATGGGTAGCTAATGGTTATGGTTGGTGTGCTACACACTTTACTGATCGTCATCGCAAAGCAGACAGTGCTGCTGGCAGCAACATGATTGTCATTGACTTCGATGGTGATACAACTATCCGTGCCTTCTGGGCTACAGATACAGCTCAGCAGTGGTGTGCTTCTACGTATACTTCAGCTAGCCATACTGAAGAAGAGCACAGGTTCCGTGCTATCTTTCCACTAGAGAAAGAATTAAATTCCTCTGCTGAACACAGAGGTGCTTACTGGCTTATTGTTAATCGATTGCTAGCAGAGCTTGGGCTTGAATCTCTTAATGATAACTGTGGCCAAAAGCCTGAACGTCTTTGGTATGGCAACACTGCAGCAGTTACTGAGCACCGTCCTGGTAACTGTGTACCTGCTTTCTTGTTAGAAGATATTGCATATGAAGAAGTTACTGACTTTGAAAAAGCAGACCTTAGTCCAAAAGATGTTGAACGTTGTCAATGGCTTCTCAGTAGGTTTCTTGAACCAAGTAGTGACGGAGAATACGAATCCTATTTCGTACCTGTTATGGCAGCTTGTGCTGGCGTAGGGGGTGATCTATGGGATAACTGGGTTGACTGGGTACAACGAGGTCATCACGGCCATAAACCTGAGAACATTAGACCTTCTAAATGGAAAGGCTTAGGTCATCATGCTGGTCATACAACACTGTATAAGCTAGCTAAGAAACAAAATGCTGACTGGACTAAACACTTACCAGCACATCTGTCATTCTCACAAACAGGTGCAGCTGCTGGTTATAGTGAGGTCGATCCAGTCATTGACATTGACGCTGTACTAGACAAATCGAAACTTATGAATCAACCTTCAAACATCATAGACTTTCCCGAACCAGTACCTGATAGTGCTGAAGCTCCAAAAAAGCGTGGGCGTCCTAAGAAAAATCCTAGTGATGCCGCTGCTGACAGAGAGAATGATGTTAAGCAAGTGCAAGAGATTCTTAAAGATTTGCGTAAGAATGAACTAACTAATACTATTGAGTACACTAGTTCTACAGGTCAAGAAGTCTTGATGCAAGGTAATGACCTTGATCTTATGACGACTAAGTTTGCTTGTGAATACGGTATCTTTATTCCAGAAACACGGATGAGATCTGCTATTCAATATGCAGCTGGTAAAAATACTTACTGTCCTATTCGTAAGTACCTTGATAACTGCGCAGCTGTTGCCAAGCCTCACCCTGATTGGGAACGTGTTGGTGAAGTGTTCCTTGGTAACACTCACAACGTTGCTACTGTTGCTATGCAACGGCTGATGATTGGTGCTGTAGCTCGTGCTTACAACCCTGGCTGTACGATGTCATGGCTACCAATTCTTGTTGGCCACCAAGGTGCTGGTAAGTCACAGTTCTCACGTAGCCTTGTGCCTGATGCATTGTTTGCTGAAATCACAGCAGGTATTGATCAACTTTCTAAAGAAATGTATCGTTTACATACTGGCTGGCTCCTTGAGTTACCAGAGATTGATCAGTACTTTAATGCTCGCAACATTGAGAACTTTAAAAACCTAGTGACTACACGCTGTGATGAAGTCCGTTTCCCTTATGCTTCACTGCCTACTAAACTCAATCGTAGGTTTGTAATGATTGGCACGACTAACCGTAACCAATTCCTTGTAGATAGCACAGGTAACAGACGCTTTGTACCACTAGAAGTTGCACCTAAGTTTGAAATACCTTGGAAGCAATTAGCTTTAGAACGTGATAGTCTATGGGCAGCAGCCATTGCTGCATACCGTGCTAATGATCCTTACGAGTTTACTAGCGGCGAGATCGCTGCTATGTCTGAGTACATTCAACAGTTCGGTGATCCTGATCCATGGGCTGAATTGATTACTAATTATCTTGCTACTCGTGAAGAGTGCACTGCTGCTGAGCTGCTCACTAAAGCCTTATCACTTGATCATGATAGGCAAAGTCAACGTGAGTCACGTCGTGCAGTAGAGGTGCTTCAGAGTCTTGGCTGGCGTCGTAAACAGACAACACGCAAGGATAAGATCACTGGTAAATCTAAATCAGTTCGACTGTGGGTCCGCCCAGAAGAAGATCCCCTTGACGAAAGCCACATCATGCAAGACTTCTGATTAAACTATCTGTATAACAACGCTTTATTATGAACGCATCTGATATTAAACTTGGTCACCGAGTGTTTGTAGGAAATACAGGCATGACCGCACTTGTAGTAGGTGAGCCTGAATACTACACACCAAGAGCTAAATTAGTACGAATCAAGTACGAGAACAGTACTCGCTATGAGTATATGATTAACAAACAATTGGAACTGCTACCAGCTGAGCAACAGTATCCTGCTCACGGTGGTTCTCATGTTCGTCAAGAGAATCTCTAATGGCTGAATCACAACCATCAAAAAAACGAGGGGGTCATGCTTACGGGCGACGTAATCAAGCAATCTCTAACACAGCAGAAGAAGGTGAACTTTGTTTGTACACTGGCCATTCGTTAGGTCGTTACTCTTCTCATTCAATGAGGTACGACAGTCATCAAGCGTGTATTCGTTGTGTACGTAATGCTCGCGAAGGAATGTTATCTCTTGATATCAACAGATTGCTCAAAAAGAATCGCATTAAAGCGTTAAAATTCTGGAGTAAAGTAGATATTGGTTCACCTGATGAATGTTGGAACTGGCATGGAGCTATTAATTCTCGGACTGATCAACCTCAGTTTCCTTGGAGACGGCATGGGATTAGCACTTCTACTCAGCATCATCCTCAGCGTGTTGCTATGTGGTTTAGTTGGGGTGACTTGGGATTCACAGGGGTTAAAACTACTTGTGGTAACAAGTACTGTTGCAATCCTTTCCACCTTATCCCTCAGCACGTTGGCGTCTTTGTAGATCACGAAGGCTACATTGAAAGTCATGACATTGCTTGTCAGATACATACTCTTAAACAACAAGTGCAAGAGTATATGATCGAAGAAGCAATGAAAGAGCAGCAAAAGATTGACAAAGCTGCTGACATTGACAGTCGTGCTGCGTTGATGCTTGATCCTGATACTGGCTTTGCTGAGAAGTTTGAAGCAGTAATGACTGACTTGCTTTCAGGTAACCACATTACACAAACAGACAAGGATACAGAAGGTTTGTATAGAGAACCAACTGATAATCAATCAGAACCCACAGAAGAGTTTTAAATGCTCGCTAGCGCTCGCTAGGACCCAGGCGTACTAGGTTTAATGTTATGGAACACCCGATACCAACCCTTGATGGATACACATTGACAGACGATTGTCAAGTAATCTCTTATCGTCGTACAAAGAATGGTAAAGGACGTGTACTTACTCCAGTATTCAACCGACCTTTTAATTACAGTAACAGATTAGAAACAGTATTTTGTTTACGTGTAAATAATAAAAGTGTAAACATTCGTTTACCACGGATTATTCTTGCTGTAAAACTTGGTCGTTGGCCAGAGAGCTGGGAACATGCTCGTCACATTGATGGTGACTGGACTAATAACACTATGGATAACATTGAGGTTGGTTGTGCTCTTCTTAATGTCATTGATGACTTAGAATTAGGTACACGTAAAACAACCGTTGAAAATATTAGCGAAGCTGTTGCTAGACTAGAGCAACTAAAAGCCACACTTATTGGTTAAATCACTTATCGTTATTAGAGAGTCATTCAATTATGTCAAGACGTACTAAGTTACTTGAACAATTATTACAGACTGATACCTTTGGTGCAGACGCCAAGGATCAACAAGACAAGCTACGTATTACTGCTGAGCTAATCCTCTGTGACATGGTTGACCTTGCACTTAATGGCGTACAAGTCAAAGGTGCTGGATCTCTCTTCATAAATCTTATCGACCCAGACCGTGAGGCTGTCTACATGTCAGGCAATGACATTGAAGAAGACTTACGTGCAGCTGAGTCAGCTGAAGATGAAGAAGTAATCAAAATGCTCCGTCAAGTGATTGAGCAGGTTGATGAGAATGACTGGGAAAACAACGTCGTATTCACTTTCATTACTCATGACGGAACAAGAACATACTCAGTCGAAGCTGGTGGGTCGGCAGAAAGCCTCCGAGCGCTTACAGCAGAATTTACAGGATAAATTAAAGGCTGCCAATCTTAAGCTACCTTTATACTGTACTCCGCAGATTATTGAACGTGCACGTACTGTTATGGGGTCTATTGATTTTGACCCTACTTCTGATCCCGTTCAGCAGGTCCTTGTGGACGCTACTTCGGTACCTTCTCTAGAGATCAACCCTTTACAAGAGCACTGGCATGGTAATGTGTTCGTATCACCAAAAGGTGCGCTACGTAACAACCGTATGTGGTTTAATAAAACTGTAGATGAGTACCGTAACGGGCACATTAAAAGCTTTATGTTCTTTACGTCAGCTTCTGAGCTGTTACGTGGAGCTCCGTTAATGCATGACTATCCGATGTGCATACCATTCAAACGTGTCAAGCAACTACGTGCGACAAGTAAAGGATTTGAACCTATCACTCCTTCGACTTGGAATGTAATCATCTATGGTCCACCCCTTGATGCTGTCATTTCAGACATCGATAAGGTAACATTGTTCTATAACACTTTTCGTGATATTGGACGTGTTCTTTTTAATGAATACGCTGGTGATTCTTGGGTCAAGGACTACGATTATTACGTCGAGAAGAAGGGGAACGTTTGATGTCTAAGCATCTCAAGAAAGAAATCTTGTATAACCTACCCTCAGGAAATGCAGTGCATCCCTGTCGTCTTATCATAAGAGACGGCACTCTAATGTGGAAGCACGCTTTATTATGTAATAATAAGTTTACTGCTATTCCTGAAACACAAGCACAAGAGCAGCATATAATTAAAACTGCTCAGCGTTTGGAAGAACTTAACATATGGGTATCACAAGAGTTAGAGTCTTGGGAATGCTTAACACCGCAGGCTTGGTATGATCCCGCTAATCCAGATCTTAATGATGGTATTGCTGTGTATTTTACTCACAGCTTATATCCTATTGAGCTTGTCTACGATAAATTAAAAGATCATATTCAACCTCACGAAGTATTAAAAATGGTGGACAAGTTCCCTAATCCACCACTGCTATTTTTTAAAAGATGTTAGTTATCTTTTTCTAGTTTGCTAATCAATCGATCAAGATACCAACGTGCTTTTTTTGCATCCTTTAATGGATCTTCTTTAAGCCATAGTCGTATCAAATATTTTAATGTGTAAGATTGTAGATTCCCAGTAATTACACTAGGAGCATCTTGAATTGCATCTTCAATAGTGTCAATACACTCTTGAGAACCACGAGTGTAGTGCGCTGGACTGTTGACTAGTTTGTCTTCAGAATCACTATGTGTATATCCGTCAACAATCTTTAGCCAATCTTCACCACTCTTCTTAGGCTGATCATCGTGATAAACACTGTCCCAATCATGCTCTTCATATCGTTTCAATTCTTTTTTTAAATGCTGGTAATCGTTAAACATTGGTAGTCGCACTATGGTAGCTCACTACTTAATATAGGAACAAAGAAACTTTTTTGTGACATGCCCATTGTAGAAAATGATCCAACATTTATTGCGGATAAAGAGAAGCATTTTATCGGTGTAGCTAGTGCTACAGCTAAAGCATCAACACATCCATTGTCTCCCGGTGGCTGTGTAATTGTACGTAGTCGAGAGATTATTGGCGACGGGAGAAGTATGCTTGCTTCATGCAAAGTAGAAATTGATTGTATTACACATGCGATTGCAACAGCTGCTAAACATGGCACGTCTGTGCAAGGTGCTGTTGTATACTCAACACGCTACCCATTCTCAGCTGCTATCTTTCAGCTGTATGTAATGGGTATAAAAAAACTAGTAGTCTTGGCTCACGAATGGGAGCCTTATTACAAAGATGAGTTCCGTAGAGCAGCTAAGCTTGCACGTGAACTAGGGATATCTATTGAACCTTATTTTGATGACGACCAGCAATTCACAACTAATCACTACGCCCCAACCTTTGCTAAAAGAGAAGAGCAGTTCAATGATAAGGACCTCTACACTAGTAACCCCGTCGAAGAAGACGACTATGAAATCACCACACAAGAGCTAGGAGAAGATGACCCAAACTATTTTGTTTGATATTGAGAGTACTGGACTCCTACGTAAAGGATCTAGTATTCACTGTATCGTTGCCCGCGACATGAGTGATGTAGACACTCCCCTTGTTTTTGACCATAGACCTAGCCAGTCTATTAATATAGGTGTTCAGACATTACTTAAAGCTGATGAACTCATTGGTCATAACATTGCTAGCTATGATATTCCTTTGATTCAAGAAGCTTATGACTTTGATTTCAAAGGCCAAGTGATTGATACACTTGTGCTTTCACGTTTGTTTTATCCACATGTCATGGATCGTGACTATGAGATCAGGCCACTAGGAATGCCTGAGAAGCTCTATGGGAGGCATAGTCTAGAAGCCTGGGGTCATAGACTCAAATGCTTTAAAGGAGACTTTGCTAAGCAAGGCGGAGGCTGGGAAACCTACACACCAGAAATGCTTGACTACTGTATCCAAGATACAGAAGTTACAGTAAAACTATACGAACTACTACAACGAAGGATGGCAGACTATGACCAAGAAAAATGATCCACTTACTGTTGCAGAAATGGAGAAAGCTAGTGATGCTTTCTTCCCTTTGTTTCATGTTGTCCATACGCAGATGCCTGCTATGGCTACAGTTGAAGATACCCTCAAGGTAATGGAGTCTGTAGCTAAGCTAGGACATAAGATTCGTGCTAATAAAGCAGAGGAAGAAAAGAAACTAAAGTTTGGATTTAACAAAAAAGATTCAGAAGAGGAGGATTCAACTGATGCTTGATTGCGTAGAGCTTGAGATGCGTATGGCTATGCTTATGGCACAGCAGGAGAGGTCTGGATTTAGGTTTGATCTTCTTGCAGCTGACCGTGTCAAGTCTGAGCTGAACGAAGAGTTCGAAAAACTTAAAGAAACAATCTGCAAAAGGTATCCTTACTATCCTGGTAAGGTGTTTACGCCTAAGCGTAAGTGCAAAAAGAGTGGCTATGAAGCTGGTTGTCCAATGACAAAGCTGCTGCCTTTCAATCCTACTAGTCGGCAACATATTGTCTGGGCACTGCAAACTTTTCGTGGTGCACGTTTTACGAAGCTAACTAAATCGGGTAAGCCTGAAGTTACTGAAGCTACTCTCTCTGAAGTCAGAGACCAAGCACTGGCTGCATCCAATAATTTACATAGGATCTCTTCTAATCATGATTCTCCACTACAAAAGCTAGAAGACGAAGAAGTAACAACAAAATTACGTGCACAAGCTCTGCTACTGCATGAAGAATGCGAGATATTTATTCGTATGCTAACAGTGCAGAAGTGGATGGGTCAGCTATCTGAAGGTGCTAACTCCTGGCTCAATACTATTGAACCTGACGGAAGTATCCACCACAGCTGTAGTTTGGCTACACAGACAGGTCGTAATGCACACCGTGGTCCTAACCTTGGGCAGGTAAACTCTGCACCATGGGCTAGGCAATTGTTCCTACCGCATCCTGGTATGATTATGGTAGGTGCTGACTTAGAAGGACTCGAACTCAGAACCTTATCGCATTATCTCTATAGATTTGATGATGGGGCTTTTGCTGCAACTGTACTCAATGGTGATATACACCAGCAGAATGCTGATCGTGTTGGCGTTACAAGAAAGGAGGTCAAGACTCTCACTTATGCTTTTATTTATGGGGCAGGTGACTATAAACTTGGCCACAGCTTATCTCCTGAACTATCTGAAGCACAAAAGAAGTCTCTCGGTGCTGACCTCAGACGTAAATTCCTAGACGCTATCCCAGGTCTTGAACCACTTATCGATGCAGTCAAGCTAAAAGTACGTGACAGTGGCAAGATCCGTGGCCTTGATGGTCGCCCTATCTTCTGTAAGAAAATGAAGGATCGTAACGGTAACCTTGTACCAGCAGAACATGCTGCGCTTAACTATTTGTTACAGTCTGCCGGTGCTATCATTAGCAAGCGCTGGGTTGTGATAGGACAAGACTTGCTTGATGAAGCAGGGCTTACCTATGATCGTGACTACACACGCTGTGCGTACGTGCACGACGAAGTACAAATGTCTGTTGTACCTTCGGAAGCTGACCGTGTCGCACAGCTACTAGTAGATGCTGCACCACTCGCTGGTGAGTACTACAATCTAAAGCTGCCCATCACAGCTAGTGCAGACCAAGGTAAGTGCTGGGCTGATACACATTAGATACAATAGTATTTATGGAAGAAACACACATCACAATGACACTGGATGAGCGCACTACTCGTGCGTTACATTCTGCTGTAGTCTTTACATTAGATCGATGGGCAGGGCAAGAGCCAATTGATCAAGAACAATTACTTGGTCTGAAGACTGCACTTCAAGGTTGCGTTTTTGAATTTGATCTTGCCAAGCAGATGGATAAATAGCTAGAATATAAATACGTTCATCTCCTAACAAGAGACGCAAGTAAGCTAGACAGAGCTGAAGGAACGGGAAATTTCCCCTCACTAGGAGTTTCCAAATGTCAGATCTAACAATCATGAGCGTTGAAAATGCTCGTAAAAAAGTAGCGCGTGCTCGTAAAGAGCTTGAGCGTGCTCGTATCATGGACACCCACTACCGTGGTGTACCTTCGAGTATCGGTGCTACGCCTTCAGAAACACACGGCACATTTGTCTACCGTGGTCGTACTTACACTCGTTAAAGTACAGACACAATTGAATAGTATTATACCTCTAAATCCACGTAGGGGTATTTTTTTGTCTATAATTCTTAAAGTAGGAACAACCTACTATCCATCCTCGTCACAACTTTTAGGCGAGAGAACTTACGTATTATTATGAAAACACTTCTTATTGCTGGTGTCGCTCCGTGACTGAAACTCACATTGGCTATGAATCAGGTATTGGCGAAGATGCTGCCTGGTACGTCCAAGGTGGTCCTGCACTTGTCGCTCCTGATGGCGAAGATCTTACCACTGAACTTTCCGGTAAAGTTGGCATCGTTGCTGGTGTGACTGAGAAAGTTGATGTCTATGCTGAGATCGCTGCTCGTACTCAAGACCAAATTAACTTCGACGAAGATCTTAACATCGGCACTAAGATCGGCGTTAAGTATAACTTCTAATATAGTTATTAACTTACAACCTCACGGGCTAGCGCCTGTGGGGTTTTTTTAGTTTCTATTTAAACTGGATCTTCTACAGGATTAGAGAATTTCTCAGGACGTAAACCTTTAGAACGTTTGATTTCTTGACTTTTGTTACGCAAACGTTGCTGTTGTATCTCTTTACCTCTTAGACCAAAGCCACCACTACCAGGAGCTTGCACAGTAGTTTTCATTTGCCTGTTCTGTTGATAAGCAATACTGCCTCTACGACGCTTAGCGTTTTTTAAGGCCTGCTCACGTCTACTTGTATCAAAATTACGATCTTCTGCTTTGAGACGACGTTTATCGACTGTTGTATTTCTTAAATTCATTCAACTCATTGTCAGCCTCATTGTATATTGTAACCCAATCAGCGTCATGCCTAAGTAATTTTTCTGGGATACAACGTTGAAGCTCATTAAAAGCTGAGATGTGATGTGAAGAGTTATTAAACTTACGCACCATATGAACAAGATCGATCATCGTACTCCAATCGCTTCTTGAAGTTCTTTAATTGACTTAGACATAGGTACCATTGCACTAAGCATGTTGCGGCCTAAGTTCTGTTCCATAACATCAACACGCTCTACAAGTGCCTGATGCTCTTCCGCATACTTTGTATACTGTTTCTCATGTTTACGCATCCTCGCATCAGTATACAACAAGCTCATTGTCAAAGCAAAAATAGTTCCAATAGCAGCTTCCATGTTAATTAAATATCTGCTAGAAGTCTAACAGATACTACATCATCATGAGGTCATCACAGTCAAGATCATCATCTTCCCAACCTACATCCATAATGTCAGTAGGCAAGGTGTCTTCAGCTTGTTGTTGCAGCTCAAGCAGCTTAATAAATGTCTCTTCTGAAATAATTTCAGGAAGTGCACCTTGTTGCTCTTCTACTTTAAAAAGAATGCCATTAGCCATTAGCATGTTTTGAATGCCATTCTTCTGCTCCATTCGTGTTTTAAGCAGTCGTAAAGCAGTCTTCTCCAACGCTGGGCGGCTCATCCTCCCTACTTCGTATCTTGCTCTCGTGAGAGCAAATCTCTGCTCCACTGTTAAATCCTGGCTCATCATCCTCCAAATCGTGGTACGTGTTAGAAATCCATTCTTCGATTAATTCTTGTGCAACAGTATTATAAAATTTTTGTTGCTGGAACCATACTAGCCATGATTCAGATCCTTTGTCGGCGTTACATGAACGACAGGCAGGAACTAGATTAGATCGTAGATTAGGGCCTCCTTTGCTTCTTGGTTTTATGTGGTCTAAGGTTGTAGCTCGTTGGCAACGACAGTATGCACAGAGGCCACCAAACGAGTATT